GTATCTTTTTTACGATGTACTAAAATTGTATTTTCAGGAATATTGTTCACATTACCTTGATCAACATTATATGTAACAACATACTCGTTATTGCTCTTAACGTGCAAAACAAACATTTTGTTATACATGATGCTATAACGTGAAGATAAATCATTAACCAATGCATCCATGTCCTCCAAAGACGTAAAGGTGCAAAATAACTTGTTGTTCAAATCTATAATATTTTCGGGTTGTTCAAAATCGTATTGTCCCGAATACATATAATTAACTTCTTGTAAAGTCATAAGTGTCTCCATAACTAATTTTTGTGCTCAATTCAAAGCTTTCTATAATTTTTTTAATTTCTTTTAATAAATGTTTTTCTTCCTCAGCATAATCAAACAAAAAAGCATCGTAAGTATACAACACGAGTTTTGTTTTTTTACCTCGTAAAAATTTAAGTATTTCCCACAATATAAGAACGTTTGTGGACGTTTCCAAGTTTTGTAGTACGTAGTTAAATAACTTTTGCGGCTTCATATCTTCGGTGTTTTCTTTCCTAAGTATATACTTTGATTGAGGCATTTCAATCCAACCTTGGTATTGAAAAGTGTCCCACAAATCATCAGTATACGCTTGTACTTTCCTAAAAAATTCCAGGTTTTTATACTGTTCGAAAACTCCTCCGTATAGTTGTTTAAATGTTAATTCTTTAGCTTTTTTGTAATCCACCCCGTACATTGTTGCGAAGTCCATATGAATATCTTTATTGCCAAACGAATAACCAACAAGACGAGCAGCCAAGGTAGGGTGGTAAGCAGAAACATCAAACTCGATAAGTCCATCATTACGCGCAATAAACGATCCCCTACATCCATTTTCTTTGTTGAGGGCAGCAAAATTGACTCCTCCAAAGCTGTTTGAGGGTCTAGTGGTAAGGGTTTTGAGATTATATTGGGTGTAAACATACTCCCCCTCAACCTTGTGAAAAAACGTTTCATATACTTCTTTATTTATTTTAAGTCCATTGGCTTCAATAGCGGAAAACACAATTGAACTTTTTTTGTTAAACCATTGACAATAATCGTCTTGGCATTTTATATTAAATACATTTAGATCTTGAAAAATCGACTCACAATATTCATAGTGTTTTACAATAGGCACTAATCGGTTTGGAGCCGCATGATCTAAATTGTTTTTATAGATCCATTTATGGGCGAACGTTAGTTCTGGTATATATGTATTATATGTGGGTTGAATGTCAAAGAGAGCTTTAAGCGGTAAGTATTGTAATACCGATTTTTTATCCCTCACATATATTTTTTCAATTTTGCTTAATGTCTCTGTTACTTGTTGTATATCAAGCGATAGCGCCTCACTATGATCGAGGCACATCATGTATCCCTTACTCGCGTTTATAGGGCGTACATACAACGTAGAAACGCTATCGAGGATTGGGTGGGTGTTGAAATTATGAGGTATAACCTCTAAAAACACTTCTTTAAAACCTCGACAGTCGAATTCCCTCAGTTGTTCACTATCTTCTATTAACCAAAACATTTACTTAAATATACAAAACCTTTTTTGGATTACCCCGCTCTATAGAACTCTGTGTAATTTGAGAAGTATTCAGTAAAAGCAGTGTAACCTATTTTTTTCTCGTAATATTCTACTAGATTGTAATTTTGTTCAGAAACGTAAGTTTCATCACCCCCGCTAATAACCCAATCTAATTTAAAAATTTTATATAAATTAAACTCGTAATCAGGATTATATGATTTTAAATCATTAAAAGTATCTTTACTAATTTCAATATAGATGTTTCTATTTGATTGTTTAGCAAAATATCTTGTATAGAATCCATCTAAATAATCTTCACTAGTAGGAATATTTAAATAATATTGAGGTGTTTTAAATGTTGGGGGGTTATTAACATCAATGTTTTTGGCTTGAAAATATCCTAAAACTTCAGGTGATAAATCTTCAGTACTAGTTTTAATATTAAAATTTGAATCAGCAGTTTTAGAAGAAGTAATAGGAGATAAAATTATAGAAGTTCTATCTTGGGGTCCTACACCACTGTGAATTTTACCATCTGAACTTTTCCAGTATTGTCCTACATAAGGAATACCCTTTGGAGTTTCATATTCATCTCCATTAGTGTATAAATTAGTTTTTATTTGGGACTTAGGATAATACATAATTTATTATTCGTCTTCTGATGGGTTTGTAGAAGGTTCAATTTCGTTTTTAGGTAAACTTAGATTTGAATTATTTTGAGTGGTAGCATTGTTTACAGCAGCTAAACTTGTAATAGTAGTTTCCCACCCTTTGCTTGATACTTTATGATCTACTCCTTTAATAATAAAAGATAAATTTCTATTATAACTTGAAGGTAAGATGTTTTGATCTATGTAAAATCGTTCATACATACGAACCCCAGATAATCCTAACATTGTTAAATTTAAATCAAAAGGAATAAATCCACTAGCAGGGGGAGCATCACCTTCATCATTTAAAAGTGAAACTACATATTTTGAAACATTACCACTTATGTTTCTGTTTATATCTAAAATTTCACTATCAACTACTAAACCTCTTTGATAGAATTTTTCAATAAGACCTTCTTTAGCTCTTAATATTTTAATATTATCTTTAAATATTTCTAAAGCATCTGTAAAGTTACCATAAATTCTTTTATACTTATCAAGTAACTCAGCATATCGTTTTTGGTCATTTGCTGTGGCCGAAGATCTTAAAAATTTAAGTTCTTTGAGTTCTGCTTCAGACATTGTTTCTCCTCCTTGAGGAAGATTTTCTGCTACAGCTTTACTTAGTTTATCAGGGATGATTCTATCTTTTAACCCTTCATGGAATTTATTAAAAGCCGTAGCATTGGTAATATCTGATGTTCCACGGGATTGGGCTCCAATAGCTAGCATAGTAGCAAATTGGGGGGTTAAACCAGAATCTAAATTTACACTATAAACAAAACTTCCATTTTGAACATTACCATATCCTGGGAGGGAGTTTCCTGTAACATCTAAATAACTAGTAGAATCAAATTTTTTAGATCTTCCAGGTCTCCACCCATAAACATTGAATAGTGTTTTATATCTGTCATCAAAATTAGTAGGGTCTACTAGTTTTAAAAAATTAGGATCTAGAGGAATATCGTCCATAAACTTAATAGTATTAATATCATGGTCATAAGTAACATTTAACTTATTAACATTACCTAAAGCTTCTTGGATTCCAGATAATAATTGTTCTAAAAATCTTAATAAGATAACTCCATTTTCATTAGTAGATGCTTCTAAACAATCAACAACAAAGTGTAAATTAACATGAATAAACATTAACCTGGCAGTGTAAGGTTGACCAGGAATTCTAAAATTAGTATCTTCACTTTTGTTTTCAAGAACATCTTTAAAACATTCAAACATTTGGTTTTCTACCAAATACCCTAATTGAGGATCTCCTTTTTCTTCATCTTTATTATAATCTGATACTCTAAAAGGGATAATACAAACTGAAGGATCTGTTGAAAATTGAGTAGGATAAGTAAAACAATAAGTCTCTTTATAATTTTGATCAAATTTTATAAGAGGAGTTTTATTTCCTTCTTTATCCTTTGAGTAAATTAATAAATTTTCTTCAATATACCTTAAAATATGATATAATTTTACATATTGGTAAGGTGAATTTTTAGACTCAACGGTTACAGTACTTGCATAACTTGAACCATTACTTCCACTTTTAGTCCTTCTAGCTCTTCTTTGGGGTTTAATTACTAATTGTTCTTTAGGGTCAAAAGGAGTTTCATCTTCATTTTTATAAGTAGAATCTCCATAAACTTGAATTTGGGGTAATTTTTTTGGATTGTATTGGGGATCAATACAATTATAAGTGTTAACTTTAGCTCCTTTAGACTCATTCTTTTTTAGTTTATCATAAACCTCATAAAGATATTTATGTAACTGAGATTTATCTTTGTTGGCTATTAAACTTGTACTTAAAGCTTCTTCAGCTTCAGTTTCTACAGTGTAAGTGGTTTTTGGTGCATTATCAAATCCACTTTCACCTGCTACAAGTCCTGCACTTGCTAATGCTTTAACATCGGCACTACTTAAGGATTGAACAAAATTTGAATAAGCAGTTCTATCAGCTGTACCTCCATTGTTATCCTTTGTTCCCGTAATATTAGCCCCACTAGATACTGTAGCTAAAAAATTACCGGCATTTCTACTAAGTTTATCACCTATTCTTTTTGCGCGGGTTAGAAAATTAGCTTGTTCTTTATTTTCTCGGGTAGTTCTAGCAGCCTCTGTTTCTGGTTGTCTCTCTGGGGTTCCTGGGGTAGATTCTGGTGGGGGTTCTGTTCCGAAGGGAGATGAACCTATTGCTGTAGATCTATTAATAGTTAGGGATTCAATTACATCTCCTATAGAGATAATATCTACGGTAATGCTATAGCTATTATCTTCTTCGAAAGACCATTTAAAATTAACTATCTTTCCAAAAAAACCATCATAGTTCCCACAAGTAGTAGCAGTATGAGAATTAATAAGAGCTAGAATATTGTTTTGGTTAACATCATCTTTAAAAAAATTACTAAAAGCTGGGGTATTAAATGTAGCTTGTTCGTATTTTTTAGATGATACATCAATATCATTGTGGGTATAATATAGAGTATGACCCCACTCAACTAATACAGTAAACCCAGGGTGCATGTAAAGAGCTTCAATAATATCAAACTGCTTTTTACTATTTGCCTTAAGTTTTAAAGTTGCTTTTCTAAAAGAACCCCTGTTATAAGTTTTAATATCTAAAGATTCAATGCCTGGAGGAGGAACTAATCCAACTTGTTGGTTGTCACCAGCAAAACCATAAACATTTTTAAAAATATTATCGGGATTTCCATCATATAGTCCTGAGGGTTGGATTAATTTTCCTTCATTGTCTAATCGAGATACACCGTTATAAAGAATAAAATTTTTAGCTAATAAATCCCCCTGAAAGTTTTTACTTCCTGTTAGTGCTTCACTTTTTTCGGGTGTAGAAATATTGACTGATGATACTGCTCGTATCCAAGCTGTATTGTTATTAGACCATGTTAAAACTTCAGGTTCTCTAATTTCTAGCCCTAATAATTGCTGCCTTAGATCAACTTGGGTTTTAACAAATTTTCTTGGATTACTTCCTATAAGATTTCCCATTATACAACTCCATTTATTTGATCAAATTTAAGAAGGATATTTGTGACATCCAAGGGTACTCTAATTTGAGTTCCAATGGGGACGTAAAAAGAATTTTGAGGTAAATTAGGATTAGCACAAGATATAATCCACCATAAAGAAGGATCTCCATATATTTGGTTAGCTAATAAATCTAATCTATCCCCTTCTTGCATTATAAAATATAAATCAGTTGAAGAAAAGGGAATTGAAGGATATTTAGGGGAATAATAATAAGAATTCCCTTGACCTATTGAATTTTGTGGTATTTTTGAATATCTGTTCATAACTTATTATGCGAATGGGGGAGTTGGATAATTAGTTCCTTGAGATGCTTGGGATTGAGCTAAAGTAGGTACTGTAACAATAGATGATGAAGAAGATTTTGGTGCTCTTATAGTACCATCTTTAATTAAATCACTTTGTTTAGTATCAGAGTCCCAATTATCATATCCAATAAATTTAGATCCTTTTTGTGGTACAAAGTTATGGATTGGTTTAAATTCAAAACTATCAACTGTAATCACATGCGGCAATTGAGCAATATTTTTATCTTCTTTACCATTATTTAATTTAGCAATTTCCCAAGGAGAGTTTGGATCAATAGTAAGACTTAATCCTCCTAATACACCAGGAACATCTACTAAATAGTCTCCTACAGTTAAATAAATTAAACTTCCTCTCATAAAACCATTAGAACTATAATCTGGGGCTGTTAGTGAAGCTAAATAAGTAAGTTTTTCATATAGTGTTCTTTGTTCTTGGCGAGATTGAACAGCTACTTTAAAACTTAAACTATTAGAACGACTAAAACCACCATATCTATAAAATGCTTCTCCTCTACCAACAAATTTTTGGTCAGACCACTCTGCGCTGAATGAGTCAGAGAAACTTTCTAAAAATGCTCTAAAGTGAATATGAGTAAATTGTGAAGGATTATCGTTATCTACTACTTTAATTTTAAACTTTATAAAATCTGAAGGGATGTCGCCTGATATTTCTTTTGATTTTGCTACAGAATCAGGGGCCGTATACAAATTAACCAAAGCCATTTTATCGGCTGTGGAAGATAAGGGAGCAATGTTTTGTATAGGAGTTGTATCATTAACATTTAAGTTAATCGCATCTTTTTTATCGTAAACTACATTATAATGTTTTCTACTCCTTACAATAGAAGTTCCTAATTTATTATCAGTTCCAGGAACTTTACCTCTAAGAAGAGGATTAGTACCATCCCCGGGACTACCTAATTGATAAACATCAGTTTGACCAGCTTTTAGTCTATTAGCTGCTCTAAAATCAGTAGGACCAGGTTCAGGGTAAGTGAAAATTTCCCTGATGTTGGGGTTAAGAAATGAAGGAATGTGTCCTATTCCAGGAATATTAAGTAATTCTTGGGCACCAACTGCTAGAGGATTCCACACCGCTGTAGGTTCAGATAATAATCCTAAAGCTACTTGTTTAGCTTCAAATACTAATCCTGTACTAGTTTGGGTATACAGTTTATATAAACGTTCTACATCATCTAAAGCTGTTCCTGGGTTTAATAGGGCATTTCTAAAACCGAAGGTGTTACCAACGGTCATACCATAGTCTCCTGTACTTTCGTCTCCGATTTGATCTAAAAAGGTTTTATCCTTACCCGGAATATCTTTTACGATAAACGGTTGTTTACTAGAACCCCCGTTGGGTCTATCCATACCAAAAGGAACGGATGTTAAATCAGTTTTTAGATCTAATAAAGGCATTCTTTATTATTGAGGAAGATTACTTAAATATCCTGCAGGAGTTACTCCATTATTGAGGTCTAATTGAGTAGAATTCAAGGAATTAACTAAGTTAGCAGGAGTGTATCCAGCAGGAGTTACTCCGTTATTAACGTCTAATTGAGTTGAACCTAAAGAATTAACTAAGTTAGCAGGAGTGTATCCTGAAGGTGTTGCTCCATTGTTAATGTCTAACTGAGTAGAATTCAAGGAATTAACCAAGTTAGCAGGAGTATATCCAGAAGGGGTAGCACCATTCAATCCTAAGTTTGTTTGGTTTAATGAATTAATTAAGGCCATAGTTTTTTATATTAAATGTTTTGTTATAAATATTAAATTATTGCATTCTGTATGCTGAAATTCCTAATGCTGTACCTACTTTATTACCATCTAAAGTTACTGTGCCTTCTTTAGCTGCTAATCGTTCCATAACCATACGTAATGCTCTAAGTTCATTTAATACATCGGCACTACCTAAACTTACTGCACCCTTAGGAGCACTTACAACATCGTCTCCAAATAAATTAGTACCAGCAATTACTGTATCTTTGTCATTTAATTGAACAGCACCCTCAGGACCAAATAATGTACGTTTACCATATCCTGGACGAGAAACCATATCATCCCCAAAGGTATTTAATACTAATTTACCTAATGAAGGGCCCCCTACGTAATCTGAAATAGCACTTCCAAGCATTCTGCCTAAAGCATCACCTCCTGTATAAGCTAATGTTGAAAGCAACCAACCGGGAATACCTACAGCTTGCAAACTTGAAACACCAGCGGCTGCTAATGATCCTCCTAATAAACCTAAACCACTACTAATAATAGTTCTACCAATTTCAGATTCAGTTTCACCACGAGTTAATCCTCCTTCTTTCATGATAGCATTAACATCTTGACCCGCAAATAAAGCTTCCATAAGAACTCCTAAAACTGGGATTTTGCCAAAAAGTTTTTTCATAAAAGTACCTACAGGACCTTTAGCAGCTTTAAACATAGGTTTAATTTTACTTCCTATATTTTTAGCAAACCAATCTTTTACTTTTTTCATACCCCAATCACTGGCATTGCTTATAGCTTTACCAGCATTTCCTACTAAGTTTTTAGCACCTTTATAAGCTTTAGAAGCTGTAGATTTGATACCACTCCACATTTTTCCAAAAAATCCTTGTTGGGCTTTTGGTTTTGGTTTTGGTTTTGGTTTTGTTTTTGGTCCTTGAGATCCTTTTGATCCTTTTGATCCTTTTGATCCTTGAGCTTCTGCTTCTGGTCCTTTGTTTCCAAGTCCCATTAAAGCCATGGGGGTCATTGATAAAGCCATATTACCGGCACCTGCCGCTACGCTTTTTATTGAATCCCACCAACTTGTTTTTTTCTCTGTTGTTTTCTTAAGGTCTTTAGCAACTTTATCAGCGGCTGATTTAGCATCTTTATCGTTTCCTAATTCTCTTTTAACTTCACCAGCTAAAGCATAGGCCTTAGCTTGAGCTAAATTATCACCTGTATATTTTGTTCCTCTATATTCTAAAGTAACTTTTTTAGATGTATCATCTTGAGATACTTTACTATAGGTTTCAATAGAGGCTTCTATAGCTTTTTTCTTGGCATCTTTATCTTTTTTAGCTTGGGCTGCTGCCGCGGCTACAGCCGCACCTGCATCTACACCACCACCTTGTTGTTCTTCTTCACCTCCTGAAAATGCTCCGGACAGTGCTTGCATTCCAAATCCTAATCCTAGATTTAAAAGCATTGCCCCAGCATTCCCTCGTAGTCTTGGTTTAAATCTACTACGAGTAGTAGGTTTAGGGGTTTTATTAGATTTATAACGTCTATCAAGTGTACCATCTTTTTTTCGAGGACCGCTAGTGTTGGAAGGACCGGATGAAGTCGAAGGACCATACATCATATCGGATGCTGACTGATTCATACCAGGTACTCCTCCTGCAGGCATATTAGTTACTCTTACAAATGAAGGATTAAAGGATGTTGCTCCTCTTTCAAACATTTTACCTAAACCTGGGAATATGAATTCTAATGTTTTTTTAGCAGCAGCTCCTGCAATAAATGAAGTTAACAATGTTTTAAACATTGGATTTTGGAGCAACTTATCAAACATTTTGACAATTACAAGCACAGCTTTTCTACCGGCTTCCATTCCTTCTTTTAAAGCTCTAAATGTTTCAGAATTTTTAAGTTCTTTAAAGAAATTATATGCTTTTCCTATAAATGATTCGGGATTAGTTAAGTCACCTCCTGTCAATATAGCTCTTACATCACGTAAACCTTTATTAATAAAACCTGATTGAGGGTCAAAAACTGCTTTGAACACTCCATGTATTTTACCTCCCTCTTGGGTCATCATCTGAAGCATACCCACAATATTTTCTTTTATATCTTCAAATATTTTCTTGGTTTCATCATTCATCCACCAAGCTTCAAATTGACCCCCAAACAATTCCATTATTGGTTCCTTGATAGAAATCATGAAACTGTCAACCCAATCTCCAAAGCTTTTGAAAGCAGCACCAAATTTTCCTAATCTTGCTGCTAAACCTCTTTGTCTCATTTCTTCGGATTCAGCCATAGTTGCCGCTCCTTTTCGAATATCTGCTCCTTTTTGTAAACTATTATTTAAGTCTCCTTGAACAGTAGTCATTGTTCGGTTAGCATCCAAAATAGATGATACTTTGTCTTCACTAATACCTAAAGTTTTAGTGATAGCATCCATAATAAATTGGTTGTTTGAAGCATCACCTCCAATTTGCTTGGTAATACGAGCAATTTCTTTATTTAATCCAGCAAAGTCACGTGTTGCTGCTAATTCTCTTGCTTTGGTAAGATCAATATCTTTACCAGTTAATAATCTTAATTCTTGTTCAGATGAAATACTTTCTTCTAAGTTTAAGAATCCTTTAGCAGAATCTAAAGCATCTTCTAATTCTAAACCTAATTTTTTAGATGAAAGAACGGCAGCTATAATTGCATCTTTTGAACCTCCTAATGCTCTTTGAATATTACGAGAAGTTTTATTCACAGCTTCAAATGCTACTTTTTGACTAACTGCTATATTTTGTGATTTAATTTGAGCTGCAATTTGGTTATTCATCTCGTCAACAACCGTACCGGCATCTTCACCTAAAATTTTAGCATATTTTTGTGCTGCCGCTAAAGATTCAGCAGAATAACCAGCATAAATGTTTAATTTAACAAATCTATCTAAGGTTTTACCTGATAGTTGTTCTGTGGAGTTCATAGCATTGTAAATACCTTCTATAGCAGATGCGGCTTGACCCGATGTAGGACCTAATCCTGCTACTTGACTATATAATTTACCGGCTGCTTCTTGGCTTAAACCAATGTTTCGAGCTAAACCTTGCATTTCCCCAGAAGTAACTTGAGCTACCTCCATGTACTTATCTTTAGCTTCTTTACCCATATCGATAAACTTGCGAACAACTTTACCAACTAGTCCAAAAGCTCCTTTAACTAAACTAACTGCCCCTTTAATCATAACTAAAGGATCAAATAAATGTTTAATTAAAGATTTACCTAAAAATGCAAAAGTAGAACCTAAAATTTTAAATTTAGAACCAAGCCCTCCAGCATTTCCCTTAGCGTCAACTATTTTTTTAGCCATAGCTGCAGCTCTATCTTGAGCTTCTTGAAGGGTATCAGCTATTCCATCAAAACCTAATTTTCCAGCTAACTTTCCAATACCTTTAATAGCAGAACCTGTGAGTCCCATGGTTTGGCTAATATCCTTAGAATATTTTAACTGGGCTTGCATTGAATCTTCAACTTCTTTGTTGTATGATTCAATTTTAGCTAATTCATTTTTTAATTGTTTAGCGTTTCCAACACCACTTCTTTCAGCTATTTCAATTTGATTTTTTAATGCTTGGATTTTAGCTGTGCGGTTTTGGATTTCAGCTGTAATATCTTTATAGGTTAGAATACCTTTATTAGCTTTTTCTTGGTTTCTAACCAATACGTCTGTAGACTTAGCTAAGCTATTAATTGTACCTGTAACGTCTTTGGCTAAGGTTTTGGCAGAGTTTTGTCCTGCTGTTAAAGCTTGGGCAAAAATATCACCAATGTTGGATGCAATACTTCTAAGAGCATCTTCAACCACTACTTGGGTTTCATCTGCAATCTTTTTTATTCTTTCTCCTTCGTTTTGCTTTGCCATGTTTTAATCAGGTCAATGTATATGGTATAAATATTGGAAGGCGTCATTTTCTTGACGCCTTCGCAATGTAATCAGGAACAGTTTGTTGTGGTTTTGATACTGCACCTGCAGCTTTCATATTTGCAATGGATTGTTCAGCTACGTTTTGGGATGAATTTTGATTATTTTCTTTTTCATACCACTCAACAAGCTTATGCCACGTAAATTTTCTAAGCCATAAAGGCATATTATACACGCTCACCCAATCATAGCCGCCTTTACCATGAAATACTATCTCGTGAATTTGTGTAAATACGTCTCCTCTATAAACTAGAGCTTCCTCAGGCGTCAGGGAAAAAAAAGTTGGCTCCCAGGGGTAATGTAATAATTTGATCTTCCCCACCTACATTGATACTAATATCCATATCAATATCTGGTTGGATATCTCTAACATATTCTCTTAAAGCTTTTGAATCTCTAGCTAACATATAGTTATCAATGAAATCACGAACACTTTTAGGACTATTATCCCCATTTACAGAAGTAATAATATACTTTAAACGGGTAGTAAGTTCAGGAACATCATTTTTATTGATTTTCTTTAAACCTTTAAGTTCTTGTTCAATTTTCTTTTCAAGACCTCCATTAATTAACTGGAAAGTTACTTCTACTTTAGAAGCAGGAAGTACATAGGTAAATTCATTTTTACCTTTAGTAAACAATTCTAAATTAAGTTGTTTATTTTCAATTGTAGTTAAATCAATTGTATGTTCTTCACCATCATACTCGAAAGTATAATCTTTACCATATCCTAAAATACGAGAAGCAATTAAGATAGCGTTTTTATCACCAATAAAAATATCATCATAATTAACCTTAGTTACAATTAGGGACTGCAATAGTTTATCTAATACAATACCTTGAGAAATGTAATTTTGGTTAGTTAAAATGTCTTCTTCTTTGGCAGTCATGTACTTCATTTCAATAGTACCTCCTGACAATGGGTGACCTTCGGGATAGAGTAAACCTTTAGAGGGCAACTCTACAGTTTCGGTAGGAAACTGGAATGAGTGAACTGTTGGGTCCTTAACTAGTGAAGGAGTTGGTTCAACAACTTGTGGATTTTCTTGTTCCATAGATTTTATTAATTAATAACTATTATCGATAATACATATACAATATAAAAAAGAGCTTGACATAAGCCAAGCTCTCTTTAAAAAAATCGCAAAATTTTCTTAGTAATTCAATACGCAGTAATCCATACCTAACACTACTGTTAAGTTTTGGGCAGCTGCTTCGTTATCCCAGTTGTATTCACCGAATTCAGCTGATTTAATGAAGGAACCTTTAATAACCCATTCTGATACTTTGTCACCTACAGGACCTAATACGTTAATAGTTACATCTTTCTTATAGAAATCTGAATAACCATCACGGCCAGTTACTGATTCGTGGTGTAAACGTACCCATTCCATTACTGCTTGAGCACCTGAAGGAGTGATAGGATCGAATAAAGTTAATGTTAAGTCATTCCACTTCAACTTACCTTTAATTTTTCTATAGGTGTTGATATGATTGAGTACAATTTCTTCCTGCGAGAAGCCGACAGATGAGATTGCTTTGATAGTATACGATGGAATACCGTCTACATACATGATAAATCTATTCTGTACTTTCGGTTCGAAAGCTGTAAAGAAAATTTCGTTGGGATCTAATACTGCCATTTTGCGTTATAATTAATGTGTTTTATTATAAATATTCAATTTTTAAACTTTTATGATGGGAAGCTAACTCCAGTTGGCAACACGTTGAAATCTAACAAAATGTATTCAGCTGTTTTAGTAGGTTGTAAGTAAATTTGACCTACTAACTGATTTCTGTCGATTACGTCTGCTGTGTTATTGCTATCATCCATAATTACTTTAAATGCATACAAACCTTGACGTTGTTGTACTGATTGTAAGTAAGGATTAACTTGGCTTAAGAATGCATTTCTAGTAGATGCGGTATTTTGTTCAAATACTAAATTATCAGATACTTGAGAAATGTAAGATTTAAGTTCAATTAACAATCTTCTAACATTGATACGGTCAAGTGCAGTTGCTTTAGTCTGTAATGTTTTCTGACCAAATACTACTGTTCCAGCTCCAGGGAATGAAGCGATCGGGTTTACTTTTCCTTGATATAATGTATCTCTATCAGATTGAGATAATTTTCTTTCAGGACGTACTACTGTAGCTAATCCACCTCTATTCAAACCAGCAGGTGCGAACCAAGCTTCACCTACTTTATCGTTGTAAGCATATACTCCAGGGATCATTGTTGAGGCAGGAACCCATACTAAGTTGCCTGATTCAGGATCTGTGGTTTGTAACCAAGGAGCGTAAGTAGCAGCGTAGCTAGAATTATAAGCTCCGGCATTGGAAGTCATTGTGTTTAATGTAGCACCGTAAACTGCAGGATCTACAACAGCAATTGCATCACCTCTTTCTTGAACCATATTGATCAATGAAGTAACAACTGAAGAAGCTTGACCGATAATCAAACCAGGAGCTGTGATTGAATTAAATTGATATTCATCAGCATTGCTCAATAAGTTAATTGATTGAGTATAGTCAGCTGCTCTAACACCTTGTAAGTTATTAGCACCTGTAATGTTTTGGTAGTACAAATCACTTCCATGAGTAATAGTACCAGTAGCTCCTGCAAATGAGCCACTTGCTACTTTAGGTAATGAACCAGTAAATGCAGCTTTAGCATTTCCGTTATTATCAAAATAGTTAGGAGTATTACTTACTTGAGAAACGTATACGTAATTTGATTTAGCAGGATATGAACCAGAAACTTTAACATAAGGAACTGCGTCTGAAGTATCAACTACTGAATAAGAATCACCAATTACTTTAGAGATATAGTTATCAGCATAAGGGTCAAGTGATAAGTTAGCCCAAGTTTCTAATACAGTTTTTTCGTTTGTAGTGTCATCACCTCTTCTAATCAACAAGTTGAATGTGCCTGAAGATGTGTTGTTAGAAACAATTTCCCATCTTAAGTTATCGGATGAACCACTTACTAAAGCTCCGTTAGTTTCAGAACCAGAACTGTTCATGATAACACCCTGACCAAATGTTTTTAAAGTAAATGAAGTTACGTCAGCGTCGCTACCAGTAATTACAGTTGAAGTTGCTGATGTGAATGAGCCACTTGCTACTCTTGTTACTAACAATGTAGTACCACCATTTGAGAAATAGTTGTAAGCTGAAATTGAGGTTAAAAATGATTTAACTTCACTCCCGCTTGTAAAAGTAGTACCGAATTTGTTTACGTATTGACTATAAGAGGTAACCAATGTAGGAATGCCAACTGGTCCTTTTACTGTAGGACCAAGAATAGCGGCACCAGCTTGAATCGGTTGTGATGTGATAGCCGACATGTCGTTCTCTCTAGCTAATACACCCGGTGATAATAATGTTTCTGCCATTTTGATTTAGGTTATGTTTTGTTATAAATATTATATTTTTTTTTAAAAGTCAATTTAAGCTAAAATTGTTTTTTTAACTAAATTGTATTTTTCCCTATAAATAAATATTATAACTTTTATCAAAAATGTAAAACTTTTTTTACAGAACTAATTACTTTTGCAGGAGTAATAGATTTAGTACATTCAAATTGGCGGGGTGTGTCTTTATGATCAGGACACCATTCCCAATCACCAGGATTTAACCATTCACGATTAAAACATCCGCTGCAAAATCCTTTAGGGGCACCAATACGCTCACAGTCTTCAAATTCAGTATGTTCTTCACTAAATCCTGAAATTAAAACAACAGGAGTTCCAATAGCCCATGCTAACCAAGATAAACCACTACCAACACCAATAAAAGCTTCGGCATGTTTAATTTGGTTCATTCTTACTTCAATAGGTTTATCACCGGTTTCATCAATTACATTTTGTAAAGTACCTCCTAATTTAGAATCGTGCCAATCATCATTTAAGGGTTCATGTGTAATCATCATTACCTTATAACCCTCTTCATTCAATTCATCAATTACTTTTTGCCAACCACCGGGGTAATTCCAATACTTAGCGTGAGCTGAAGCATGAGGTGCAATTACAACATATTTTTCTTCAATAGGACGTCCTGTATCTTTAAAATTAACTCTGGGTTTGATTTCTTTATAGTTTAGTCCTAAAATATCAGTTGCGGTAGCTTGTAAAGGAATTGGTTTAAAATCACGAGGTACTCTATCTTTATTAAAGGTTCTATCATCATTATAAAACCAACCAATTCCATACATTGCATATAAATCAAATACTTCTTTTCCGGGTTCTATAAATTCAAGTTCAGGATATAAATCTTGAAACCATTCATTTTTAAAAGTTGATACTATAACATGGCAACCCCAAACTTTTTTAAATTCTTCAATATAAGGAAACCAAGCTAAAGTATCTCCAATAGCTGATGAATCTAGATGAATATAAACTCGTTTACCTTTAGCATCATAATTATGTTCAAATACTAATTCATTAGTTTCTTTATCATAAACTTTAATACCCCAATTTGTAAAATATTTACGATTAGTTCGAGTCCACATATTGTTTGTAATCACAGTATCATGGATAATTTCATTATTAGAATTATCTGTAATTATAACTCTATAATTTTTTTTCTGACTACCTGAAACTTCAACAAATGCTCCTTCAATAAAATTAATGTTAAAAGTATTACCTAAAGTTTTAATAGGCAATCTAAGGTTTACTAAGGTGTTGTATTCTTGTATTAATTCTTTTTTCATAACACTTGATTATAAATGTTTATTAAATCTTTTGTTCTATTTTCCCAACTAAAATCTTTACCAGTTTGAATTGCTGATTTGGTGTAGTGATCCCATTGGTTTAAAATATCATTTAAACCTTCTTCCATACGGAATATATTGCGAGGAGCTCTCCACATTCCAAAAAAATCAGTTTCCATTTCAATCCATCCTATAATAGGCAAACCACAAGCTGCTGCTTCTAATAATGTAAGGTTAGGATGACCCGCTTCTAATTCTGAAGGATGTAAGAAAATATCATGGTTCCAGTAAATTTGTCTTAATTCTAAATTTGAGGGTTCCCAAATAAATTTAAGTTTGGGGTAATTTAAAACCCATAAATTTTCATTTATCCAATTTTCATTGTTTTTAGGACCTACAATTGTAATAGGCAAATTACGTTTCATAGCTAAACCTACACCATAAGCAAATCCTTTTCTATCATGTCCATTTTTACCACCCATACCATTATTAGCTAACATAAGTAGTTTTGGTTCAATAGGTCTAGGTTTAGATATAGTTTTAGGATAAAAATCATTAGTATTTACTCCATGTGGAAAATAAACACATTTAGGGTGTTTAAAATAATCTACTAACCATTTAGCAGGCATAAGTGAAATTAAAGAACCTTCAATAGCTTCTAAATTTTCTTTATAAACATGAGAATCTTCACCATAATACATTACATGGTGATCATGTAATTGATAGATATAGGGTATGCCACGATGTTTAAGATCAATTGCTAAATTAGCTACATGACAATGGACAATATCAAACTCACCAAGGTTTATATACCCCCCAAGACGATGAGTAGATTCATGGCCTAATTTTCTTTGGTTTACTTCAAATTCCCAAATAATTTTTTCAATAGCCCCCCAGTTTTTAGGAGGAATATCTAAACCACAAGCGGGATCTACATGGCAAATTTTCATAGGTTTTTATTTTTAGCGTAAATCATACCTAAGTTATAATCTTTATGAATATGTTCAAAATTAGTTGCAAAGTTATTTTTACTAAACATTTCTAAGATTTCAAATATTTTATAATAATTTTCATATATGTCATGAACTTCAATAGCAAATTGATTTATTCGAGAAATTTCTTGGGGTGTAGCGTTTAATAATAAAGGATATTCCCAATATTCGATATCAATCTTACAAAAATCAACTTTACTTAATTTAAACTGATTGAAAATAGTTGTAAAATTATAATGGTTTGGTTCTATTCTATCACTAACAAATCCTTTTATAGTTGTTACTTTAGGATTATTACAAAAATTTAAATCTAAACAATTATAATAATTTTCAGAACATTCAAAAGAATAAACATGATGTGCTCCTTTATTTAAGGCATATTTTGTAAAACTTCCAACATTAGCTCCTAAATCTAAAACAATATCATAAGGACGAATTTGCAACCCATGACGATCGTATTCATGTTCTTCCCAAATTTCTTTTTTTACATTGATAAGCCAATTTTCATCCACATCTTGTGGAAAATAAAACCCTTCGATTACTTTAAAACTGTTCATTCTGCTGCGTAAATTTCAGGGCTATTTTCATCCATTCCTTTAAATTCTTGTTCAATAATACTAAATCCTGGGAGGTGTTTAGTATAAATTTTTTCGGCTGTGCCTACTTTAAGTTGAGCAACATTACAAACCCACATATCAAAAGCATCCCAAGGAGTATTTTTAACCATATATTGAAGATAACTAATTTTATCTTTATTAATTAAATATGATTGAGCTGGGATGAATGGTGTTACATTTGTATAAATGTCTTCAACTTTAGGTCCATTTAAGTTACGGTTGTTAGATGGATTTCCAAATCCAATAATATCTTGGTCTTGTTCTCTTGCAATTCTAGAAAAACGAATTAATGAATTATATAATTCTTGATAATCTGAATCAATAATAACATCACCTTCAAAAATCAAAACATAATCATAATCTTTATTATCTTCAGCTAAAATAGCATTAGTATGAGCTAAATAACAACCATAATGACCCGGGGCTAATTTATAATAACCAGGAACATCTTGAACATCATCTGGGCGATTACAAGTATCTGTTGGTGGGATATCTTTATAAATTTCATTTATACGTTGTTCGTATTTAATACCGGTTTTCTCACAAAAGTCAAATACACTTTCTATTGAACGAATTTCTTTAGGATTAGAATTAGGTTCAGTAACTAGATGCATCAATTTAATTTTTGGTTTATTATTAAATTGAAGTTTATATTCAAATGTACCATTTTTTTCTAATTCATTATTATAGTAGTTATTATCTACAATAACTTCTTTAGATTCAATAAATTCCTTAGTATCTAAATCATATAAATCCCACTTAACAATATAAGTACTTTCAAAATCAAATTGAACTAAATCATAGGTATAGAATTTACTTTTAACCTCAAATTTAGCTTCATTAATAATAACACCATTTTTAATTAAAGTATAATTAATAAAACGACTATCATTATTGTTTGAAATTTGAACAAATGGGGCAAAATGTCCTGGGATATTAGAGATAGGTAATACTGTAAAATATTCTACTCGCGAATAGTCTTGGTGAAAGAAGGTTTTAGTACATTCTTCTTGAAATTTATCTCTATCTTCCCAATGAACATTTGTACTATTTTTAAATCCATGATACATTAAGTTTTCTAAACCATTAGATTCAGAACCCCACTCATGCATTAAAGCATCATACTGTTCGGCAGTATCAATTTTAGGTTTTTGTAAGAAAAATTCAGGACGAATACCTAAAAACCAAGTTGTAATTTGATCTCCTTCTGATGCTTGATCTTTACCAAAAAAAGCATCTTTATAGTTTAATACAGAACTAATTTTGTTTACATAAGATACATCTTGTAAAATATAATCATAGTTAAGAAAATATACTTTTTTAATTCCTAACCCTTGTGCTAAAGCAGCACCATTATAATAATTTGTATAACAAGTAGGACCATGATAAACATCATTATCTTCACCTCTTAAATTGATATGAGCATTACAATCATGTTGATTAGTCCACGAATTAGTATAAAATGTATGCTTTGTTAAAATGTTATGATTATCATTAATTGAATAATCTACAATATCATCTAATTCTTTAGGAATAGGAATATGCGAGGTTAAAATAACTTTACGACCTGTTGCTTTAATAGCTTGAATACACTCTTTAGTAGTATTAATAACTGCTTGGGTAACAGGGTATGTAGAAATAATAAATGCTTCTTCTTCAGGATTAACATCTAATGCTTTATAAACAATCTCATCATTTAAACCTAAAAGTGATTCAATAGTTTTAGCATTTTTTTCTTTATTGTTAAAATCAAGATAATTTACATTATCGAATTGATCCCAATAATTCATATACACTGGGAGGTTGTAAATAAGTAGTTCCATGTTCCATGAAATAGATTCACGGATTACCAAAGGCATGGTTTCTTTATCTGTGTTTGTGCCTCGAGAGGTAAACAAAAATAAATCCATTGCCTTGTAAAAATTATCTACATCTTTACGTTCATTCCACCAAGTTACGTTTGGTGGAACATCTTTCATTAAAGGTTCCCAATACCATTTGAAGTTATCTGCCTGATTGCCTACACTATGAAATTGAATATCAGGGAGCATTCGAGCATATTCAAAAAATTCTGCTTGATTTTTACGAGGTGTAAATAAACCAACATGTAAAACATGTTTTTTATTTGGATCTAACCCTAAAGCACGTAATGCTTCTTCACGATTAGGACGTTCTTTATACTCGATAGGATAATAAACTACTTTTTTAGGGACATCAATATCTTTATATTGTTGTACTTGCCATTCTGAGACAAATAAGAATTTATCAGGGAAGAATGATTTTTTAGTAGTATCATATGATGAATCGTGGGATGTTTCTACAAGAAAATAAGGTCGATCTTGCCTGTATAGTGTTGACGCAATTTCATGGTCCATAAAATATTCAGGAATTTCCTCTAAATGTATAATATCGGGTTTAATGCGATTAACAATGTTAAGAAATTCCGATTTATTTTCACCTAATACAAAAAAACGTTCAGCAGGAATCATATTCTGTAAACGTTCTCTTTGAACAATTAAAACTCCCCCTGTTAAATTATCCCATTCAACAAGATAGATTTCAAAATCATCTTTAATTAATTCAATTTTTTTAGTAAGATATTGTGGAAGTCCGCCTGTCGACAAATGGGGTGCAACACACAGTAATTTTTTCATAGACTATTTTTAAAATATAACAATAATATAATAACTTATTTATAAATATCCAAGCTTTATTATAAGTTCCAAGCAGGAACCCAATAATCAGTACCTCCGATATTAAACACTAACCAACCATATGCTGTTAAACCTGTATTATCAGGAACTTGTGCATCTCTAAACCCGTTAATTGAAGGGATATTTGAGGCTGGAGTTGGGGTTGCAGAAGCTCCACCACCACCACTAGTACCAGATGTACCAGCTTTACCTGAAGTACCTGCAGTACCTGTTTTACCTGAAGTTCCACTTGTGCCTGAAGAACCTATAAATGAAGTACCATTTGTTCCTGATGCTCCTGAAGTACCTGCTGTACCATTTGAACCAGATGTACTTGAACCACCTGAATTACCACCATTACCATTTGTACCGGAAGATCCAGCAGTTCCTGAAGTTGCACTTAATCCTGAGATACCGCTAGCTCCTGCGGCTCCAGTTGAGCCTGAAGTACCACTTGTACCTGCTGTACCACTTCCTCCTCCTTTACCTGAAGTTCCGGTTGAACCACTTGTACCTGAAAGACCTGAAGTGCCGTTTGTTCCTCCTTTACCACTTGTTCCTGAAGAACCTGAAGTAGCAGATTGACCTGAAAGACCATTAATACCTGAAGTACCTGTTGAGCCCGAAGTACCTGAAGTACCACTAGTTCCTGAGTTTCCTGAAGAACCTGATGTTCCGGATTTTCCTGAGGTGCCGTTTGCTCCATCTTTACCTGAAGTGCCACTTGAACCTGAAGTACCGCTTAGGCCTGAGGTGCCATTTGCTCCGTCTTTACCTGCAGTACCACTTGAACCTGAAGTACCGCTTAGGCCTGAGGTGCCGTTTGCTCCGTTTTTACCTGCGGTTCCACTTGAACCTGAAGTACCGCTTAGACCTGAAGTACCATCAGCTCCTACTTTACCGGAGGTTCCTGATGAACCAGAAGTTGCACTTAAAGCTGCTAAACCAGCAATACCACTTGTACCTGTAGAACCTGAAGTACCTGAGGTGCCTGAAGTGCCACTGCCTCCTCCTTTACCAGCAGTTCCAGTTGAACCGCTTGTACCTGAAAGACCTGAAGTGCCACTTGCTCCATCTTTACCGCTGGTACCTGATGAACCACTAGTTCCTGAAGTGCCTGAAGTACCACTTCCTCCTCCTTTACCTGCGGTTCCACTTGAACCTGAGGTACCTGATAAACCTGAAGTACCGTTTGCTCCATCTTTACCCGAAGTACCGCTAGAACCTGAGGTACCTGAAAGACCTGAAGTGCCGTTTGTGCCGGATGTACCTGCAGTTCCTGAAGTTGCACTTAATCCTGAGATACCGCTAGCTCCTGCAGCTCCAGTTGAACCTGAAGTACCTGCAGTACCTGAAGTACCTGTTTTACCTGCGGTTCCTGTTGAACCACTAGTTCCAGATAAACCTGAAGTACCATTTGTTCCTCCTTTACCTGAGGTGCCTGAAGAACCAGAAGTTGCACTTTGGCCTGATAATCCAGCTATGCCACTAGTTCCAGTAGAACCTGCGGTACCTGAGGTTCCACTTGTTCCACTATTTCCTGAAGAACCTGATGTTCCTGATTTTCCTGAGGTACCATTTGTCCCATCTTTACCTGAAGTACCGCTAGAACCCGAGGTACCTGAAAGACCTGAAGTACCACTAGTTCCGTCTTTACCTGAGGTTCCAGTTGAACCGCTTGTACCTGATAAACCTGAAGTACCATTTGTTCCTCCTTTACCTGCAGTTCCTGTTGAACCACTAGTTCCAGATAAACCTGAAGTACCATTAGCTCCATTTGAACCTGAAGAACCTGTAGTTCCTGATGTAGATGATTGACCTGATAAACCAGCAATACCTGAAGTACCTGTAGATCCAGCTGTGCCCGAAGTACCGCTTGTTCCACTATTTCCTGATGAACCTGATGTTCCTGATTTTCCTGAGGTACCGCTAGTTCCGTCTTTACCTGAGGTTCCGGCTGAACCTGAAGTGCCTGATAAACCTGAAGTACCACTAGTTCCATCTTTACCGCTAGTACCAGTTGAACCACTTGTTCCTGAAAGACCTGAGGTGCCACTAGTTCCAGAATTTCCTGAAGAACCACTTGTACCTGAAAGGCCTGAAGTACCGTTTGTTCCTCCTTTACCACTTGTTCCTGAAGAACCTGAAGTAGCTGATTGGCCTGATAGTCCTGCTATACCACTGGTTCCAGTAGAACCTGCGGTACCTGAAGTTCCTGAAGTACCGGATTGTCCTGTAGAACCTGAAGAGCCTGTAGTTCCTGAAGTGCCTGATTTGCCACTAGTTCCTCCAGCTCCATTTGAACCTGATGAACCTGTAGTTCCTGATGTAGAAGATTGACCTCCTAAACCTGCAATACCACTTGTACCTGTAGATCCAGCTGTGCCACTAGTACCACTAGTTCCAGATTGTCCTGAAGAACCTGATGTACCTGCTTTACCACTAGTTCCATTAGCTCCGTTTGAACCTGAGGAACCAGTACTACCTGAAGTGCCACTTGTAGCACTTTGACCTGATAGTCCTGCTATACCACTAGTTCCAGTTGAACCTGCAGTGCCTGAAGTACCCGAAGTATTTCCTTGTCCTGAAGAGCCTACAGAACCTGAAGTACCTGATGTACCTGCTTTACCACTAGTTCCATTAGCTCCATTTGAACCTGAAGAACCTGTAGTTCCTGATGTAGATGATTGGCCTGATAATCCTGCAATACCACTTGTGCCTGTAGATCCAGCTGTACCTGAAGTACCTGAAGTACCAGATTGTCCTGAAGAACCTGATGTACCTGCTTTACCACTAGTTCCATTAGCTCCATTTGAACCTGAGGATCCAGTAGAACCACTAGTTCCTGAAGTTCGTGATTGGCCTGAAAGACCATCGATACCTGAAGTACCTGTTGAACCTGCTGTGCCTGAAGTGCCACTTGTTCCACTATTTCCTGAAGAACCTGAAGTACCTGATTTACCGCTTGTACCATTAGCCCCATTTGAACCTGAAGAACCTGTAGTACCTGAAGTACCACTTGTAGCACTTTGACCTGATAGTCCTGCTATACCACTAGTTCCAGTTGAACCCGCAGTACCTGAAGTGCCTGAAGTGCCTGATTGACCTGAAGAACCTGATGTTCCGGATTTTCCTGAAGTTCCATTGGCTCCGTTTGAACCAGAAGAACCAGTACTACCGGAAGTACCTGAAGTTCTAGATTGACCTGATAAACCATCTATGCCACTTGTTCCTGTAGAACCACTTGTTCCACTAGTACCACTTGTTCCGCTATTTCCTGAAGAACCTGAAGTGCCGGCTTTACCACTAGTTCCATTAGCTCCATTTGAACCTGATGAACCTGTAGAACCACTAGTACCTGAAGTTTTTGAAGCTCCACTTAAACCATCAATACCAGAGGTACCTGTTGAACCCGCAGTACCTGAAGTGCCCGAAGTATTAGAACTTCCGGATGAACCTGAAGTACCTGATTTTCCTGAAGTACCATCAGCTCCATTTGTACCTGAAGAGCCAGTTGAACCACTAGTACCTGAAGTTCTAGATTGACCTGAAAGACCATCAATACCGCTAGTACCTGTAGATCCGGAAGTACCTGAAGTACCTGAGGTATGAGATGAACCTGAAGAACCAGATGAGCCAGATTTTCCTGAAGTACCAGTTGAACCTGAAGAACCTGAAGAACCTGAAGTTTTTGAAGCTCCACTTAAACCATCTATACCTGAGGTACCTGTAGATCCAGCTGTGCCTGAAGTACCTGAAGTGTTTGATGAACCCGAAGAACCGGCAGTACCTGATTTACCACTTGTTCCATTAGCTCCATTTGAACCTGAAGAACCTGTAGAACCACTAGTTCCTGAAGTAGCACTTTGACCTGATAAACCTGCTATACCTCCAGTACCTGTAGAACCTGATGTACCACTTGTACCTGAAGTACCATGTGAACCTCCAGATGTACCTGAAGTGCCTGATTTGCCTGAGGTACCACTAGCTCCCACAGTTCCTGAAGTACCTGTAGAACCTGATGTTCCTGCAGTACCTGAAGTACCTGTTGTACCACTAGTACCTGAAGTGTTAGATTGACCACCAGCTCCTGTAGAACCTGATGAACCTGATGTAGTTGAAGCACCTTGTGAACCTGAAGTACCTGATTTTCCTCCTGTACCTGAGGTACCTGATTTTCCATTTGTACCTGAAGTGCCTGATGTTCCTGAGGTTACAGCACCTCCTGAAGAACCTGAAGTACCGTTAGAACCAGCTCCACCACCACCTGAATAGATAACAGATATTACACGTCCGTCATCATCTACAGCTAAAACTCTGTCAGCAGTAGACCCTGAGGGTACGCTCAATAAAAACAGGTCTTGTTTGAAAACCGATTGACCTGGGCTATCTCGTCTACTGGAGAATTTTCTGTTTTCAGCCATTTAGATGGTTAAGTTTGTTATCTATGATAAATATTAAAAAAATATTAGATTATTGGAATTAAAGAAGGGGTTTTAGCCCCTCCAAATTTAAATATAAAAATACTAACCTGGGGGAGGGTCTCCACATACATAAGGACCTGAAAGTTCAGTCCCATCCCAAAAGTAATAAATTCCCTCGGGGTGGGCATAAAATCCAGGATCAGCTACCTCTGCACCACAACCCCCAGGTCTATATAAAATACCTAAATCATTACTAAAATCCCAAGGTTGGATATCTAATAACTCACATGCTATACCTGGGTCTCCAGGATCATATGAAAGAGTAAGTGGCTTACAACTTACAGAACTAGGCCATCCAGGTATGTTTGAGGTTGAAAATCCTGAAACTTTACTTAAAGAAGTAATTTCTTTTCCACCTACAAATTGTATACTATTTACATCAATATTAGATATTTTAGCCATAGTTTTTAACTAAAAAATGGTGGATTTAAAATCACAGTAGTTGGATTAGCTTTAGAAGTATTTTCAGCTGATAATTCTGATGTTAGGTATGATAAACCTGTTTCTCCTAAACTAGCAGTAATCCATCCTACAACTTGTTCTTTAGTTAAATCTTCAAATTCTGTAAAATTTGTAGGGTCTGGAGATGAAACTTGAACAAATAATCTTTTACCTGAAGAATAAGGTTTTTCATTAATTATATCTGTTACTCTAAGTACATATTGGATTTTAAAAACTACATTGTTTAATCCATTTTCAGATATTTTACATTCTAAATTTTCTATATTCCAGTTTATTGTCATAATCTATTTATTATAAGGTTATCCAAGTTACATCTGGTTGGAACCATATACATTTTACTGCTGATGTATTATCAACTACCCATCCTACACCTCTAACTCTATCTCCTGTAGTAAATCCACTAGTATCGTCTGTTACTTGTCCATCAATATCACTTACCCATAAAGAATCACCTATATTAGTAGCACTAGTTACTTCCTCTGTAGTTATCATACCTTGAATAAATACATCAACTTCTTCATCAGCTCCACCTGTACCATTTAATACAATTCCTAGTAACTTTTCAGCACTTACACCACCAGCATTTGCGGGTCTCCATCTACCTGTAGAGAAATTATACCACACTAATTGTCCTTTAGAAAGAGAGGTATCACTAACCGCTCCTGTTAATACATGACCTTGATAAAGGAAATCACCTATACCTTGTATATTACCCCATTGTTGATAAGTTGTATGTCCAGGGAATGGAGCAGTATATGAAGAAACAATACTATTAATATCAGTATCACCTACTAAAAGGAAACCTTTGCTTTGGTCAAAATTAAAGTTAGGACTGCTAGTACTTCCTAAACCAGAACCTCTAATATCTCCTTCAACATAAAGTATTCTATTAGGTTTATCTATACTTAAGAATTCTGCACTTTGAGCTAAAGTACTAGAAGAACCTGTAGAATATAATAGATGGTCTGGTGAATATGACCAAGTACCTCCACTAATACCACTAGTACCATTAAATGATACTCCTGAAGTTGCTGCGGTACCATTTGTACCTGAAGTACCATTTTTACCTGAAGTACCACTTGTCCGTGTTAAACCGCTTGTACCGGCAGTACCACTTGTTCCTGAAGTGAATGAAGATGATCCACTAGTACCGTTTGTACCATTTTTACCTGAAGTACCACTGGTTCCATTAGTTGCACTTTGTCCTGAGGTACCAGCTGTGCCGCTTGTTCCCGAAGTGAATGAAGATGATCCACTAGTACCATTAGTACCATTCCGTCCTGAAGTACCTGAAGTGCCTGAAGTACCTGATTTGCCACTTGTTCCACTAGTACCTGAAGTACCTGAGGTAAATGAAGATGATCCACTAGTACCGTTAGTACCATTCCGTCCTGAAGTACCTGCTGTACCACTTGTACCTGAAGTACCGGCTTTACCACTTGTTCCACTTGTACCTGAAGTACCTGAGGTAAATGAAGATAAACCGCTTGTACCATTAGTACCATTCCGTCCTGAAGTACCACTTGTACCGCTAGTTCCACTTAATCCTGAAGTACCTGAAGTGCCTGAAGTGCCTGAAGTAAATGAAGATAAACCACTTGTAGCGCTTGTACCATTTTTACCTGAAGTACCACTTGTACCGCTAGTTCCACTTAATCCTGAAGTACCTGAAGTACCGTTTGTTCCTGAAGTAAATGAAGATAAACCGCTTGTACCGTTTGTACCGTTCCGTCCTGAAGTGCCTGAAGTGCCTGAAGTGCCTGAAGTGCCTGAAACACCACTTGTACCTGAAGTACCAGTTGTACCTGAAGTAGTACTTAAACCTGATAAACCAGCAGCTCCATCTAAACCTGCTGTACCTGAAGTACCTGATGATCCGGCTGTTCCTGAAGTCCGGCTTAACCCGCTTTGTCCGTGGGTTCCTGAAGCACCTGTAGTACCTGAAGTACCATTTGTACCTGAAGTCCGGCTAGCACCACTTTGTCCGTTAGTTCCTGAAGCACCTGTAGTACCACTTGTTCCTGTAGTACCACTTGTTCCTGAAGCTCCTGAAGTACGTGAAGCTCCATTTGCTCCGTTTGTACCTGAAGTACCTGTTGAACCGCTAGTGCTTGAAACTCCTGAAGTCCGTGAAGCACCGTTTGCTCCGTTTGTACCTGAAGTACCACTTGATCCTGAAGTTCCAGATACATTTGAAGCGCCACTATTTCCTGCAGTACCTGAAGCACCTGTAGTACCTGATGTGCCTGTTGTTCCTGAAGTCCGGCTTAAACCTGATCCTCCGGCATTACCATTAGCACCTGAAGTACCATTTGTACCTGAAGTACCTGAAGTACCTGAAGTCCGGCTTAAACCTGATCCCCCAGCATTACCACTAGTACCTGTATTTCCTGAAGTACCTGAGGTACCTGTTGTACCTGATGTACCTGATGTTCTACTTAATCCTGAAGCTCCAGCATTACCACTAGTACCAGTAGCACCTGTAGTACCTGAAGTACCTGCTGTTCCTGAAGTCCGGCTTAAACCTGATTGACCTGCAACACCTGCAGCTCCTGTTGTACCATTTGAACCATTAGTACCTGAAGTCTGGCTAATACCTGATTGACCCGCAACTCCTGCGGCTCCAGTAGTACCTGAAGAACCTTGAGTTCCTGAGGTTTGGCTTAAACCACTTTGTCCATTAGTTCCTGAAGCACCTGTAGTACCTGAAGTACCTGTTGTACCTGAAGTGCCACTAGCTCCTGAGGTTCTTGAAGCACCATTAGCTCCATTTGTACCTGATGTACCTGAGCTACCACTTGTACCTGAGGTCCGGCTTAAAGCTGAAGCTCCTGTAGTACCATTTGCTCCTGAAGTACCTGAAGTACCTGAACTACCTGAAGTAGCACTTAATGCTGAAGCACCTACAGTTCCGGCATTACCACTTGTACCTGAGGTACCAGTTGTACCTGAGGTCCGGCTTAAACCACTTTGACCTGCAACTCCTGAAGCACCTGTAGTACCATTTGAACCATTAGTACCTGAAGTCTGGCTTAGACCTGATTGACCTGCTGTTCCGTTTGCACCTGTAGTACCATTAGATCCTGTAGTTCCTGAAGTTCCACTAACACCACTTGTACGTGAAGCACCGTTTGCTCCGTTTGTACCTGAAGTACCTGAGCTACCGCTTGTACCTGAAGTTTGGCTGAGAGCAGAAGCACCTACAGTTCCATTATTTCCTGAAGTACCTGAAGTACCTGTTGTTCCTGAAGTTCCTGATACTCCTGAAGTCCGTGAAGCGCCATTTGCACCTACAGTACCATTTGTACCAGTTGAACCGCTTGTTCCTGAAGTTTTAGAAGCACCTGAATCACCTGAAGCACCATCAACACCAGCTGTACCTGAGGTACCTGATGATCCGGCTGTTCCTGAAGTAGCACTTAATGCTGAAGCTCCTGTAGTACCAGCAGCACCTGTAGTACCACTTGTACCAGTAGTTCCTGAGGTTTTACTTAAACCTGATTGGCCTGCGTTTCCAGCATTACCTGTAGTACCGCTTGAACCTTGAGTTCCTGAAGTTGCGCTTAAACCACTTTGACCTGCAGTTCCATTAGCACCTGTAGTACCGTTTGTACCAGTTGAACCTGAAGTTCCTGATACTCCTGAAGTCCGTGAAGCGCCATTGGCTCCGTTTGTACCACTTGTACCTGAAGAACCTGATGTTCCTGAAGTCCGGCTTAAAGCAGAAGCGCCTACAGTTCCATTTGCTCCTGATGTACCTGAAGTTCCTGTTGAACCTGAAGTACCACTTAAAGCAGAAGCACCTACAGTTCCGGCATTACCACTTGTACCTGAGGTACCAGTTGTTCCCGAGGTTTTACTTAAACCTGATTGACCAGCATTACCTGCGTTTCCTGTAGTACCGCTTGAACCTTGAGTTCCTGAGGTAGCACTTAAACCTGATTGACCTGCTGTTCCGTTTGCTCCAGTTGTACCATTTGTACCTGCTGAGCCACTTGTACCTGAAGTGCTACTAGCACCTGAAGTTCTTGAAGCGCCGTTTGCACCTGAAGTACCTGAAGTACCTGTTGAACCTGAAGTACCACTCAATGCAGAAGCACCTACTGTTCCATTATTACCACTTGTACCAGAAGTACCAGTAGAACCACTAGTTCCACTTAATGCAGAAGCACCTACTGTACCTGCATTTCCTGAAGTACCTGAAGTACCTGTTGTTCCTGAAGTCCGGCTTAAACCTGATTGGCCTGCGTTTCCAGCATTACCCGTAGTACCTGAAGAACCTTGAGTTCCTGAGGTAGCACTTAAACCTGAATTTCCAGCTGTTCCATTAGCACCTGTAGTACCTGCTGAACCTGTAGTTCCTGAGGTTCCTGATACTCCTGAAGTCCGTGAAGCGCCATTTGCACCTGAAGTACCTGAAGTACCTGTACTACCTGATGTACCACTTAACGCAGAAGCACCGTTTGTACCCGTATTACCTGATGTACCGCTTGTTCCTGTAGAACCGCTCGTACCTGATTGGCCTGATGTTCTAGACGCACCACTAGCGCCTACAGTACCTGAAGTACCTGATGAACCGCTAGTACCTGATGTTGCACTATCTGCAGATTGACCTGTAGTTCCATTGTTACCAGATGTACCTGAAGTACCTGTGGTACCTGAAGTCCGGCTTAGACCTGATTGGCCTGCTACACCATTTGCACCTGTAGTACCGTTTGAACCGTTAGTACCTGAAGTAGTACTTAAACCACTTTTTCCGGCAGTTCCATTTACACCTGTAGTACCTGAAGATCCTGTAGTACCGCTTGTACCACTTTCAGCTGATAATCCAGAAGTACCATTAGCACCTGTAGTGCCATTTGTACCAGTTGAACCTGAAGTTCCTGAAACACCTGAAGTTCTTGAAGCACCATTAGCTCCAACTGTACCATTTGTACCGGTTGAACCACTAGTACCTGAAGTTGCACTTAAGTTAGATTGGCCTGCTACTCCAGCTGAACCTGTAGTACCTGAAGTACCGGCTGTTCCTGAAGTAGAGCTTAAATTAGATTGACCTGCTATTCCAGCTGAACCTGTAGTACCTGAAGTACCAGCTGTTCCTGAAGTTTGGCTTAAACCACTTTGACCTGCGGTTCCATTAGCACCTGTTGTACCTGCTGAACCTGTAGTACCTGAAGTTGAGGATACACCACTAGTACCTGCAATACCATTCTTTCCAGAAGTACCGTTTGTGCCAGTTGAACCTGAAGTTCCTGAAACACCACTTGTGCGTGAAGCTCCATCAGCACCTACTGTACCTGAGGTACCTGATGAACCACTTGTTCCTGAAGTTGCACTATTATTTGATAAACCAGCTGTACCTGCATTACCACTTGTACCTGAAGAACCTGTAGTACCACTTGTAGTACTTAAACCTGATTTACCAGCAGTACCATTTGCACCCGTAGTACCAGATGAACCTGTAGTACCTGAAGTACCACTTAATGCTGAAGCACCTACAGTTCCATTTTCTCCTGAAGTACCTGAGGTTCCTGTTGAACCTGAAGTACCACTTAGGGCAGAAGCACCTACAGTTCCATTATTTCCTGAAGTACCGCTTGTACCAGTTGAACCACTAGTTCCACTAACACCACTTGTACGTGAAGCACCATTAGCTCCAACTGTACCGTTTGTACCTGAAGAACCTGAAGTTCCTGAAGTTGCACTATTATTTGATTGACCTGCTACTCCTACAGAACCTGTTGTACCTGAAGTACCTGAAGTACCTGAAGTAGCTGATTGATTTGATTGACCTGCGTTTCCGGTTGAACCTGTAGTACCTGAAGTACCGGCTGTTCCTGAAGTTGCACTTAAACCTGAGTTTCCAGCAGTTCCATTGGCACCAGTTGTACCCGCAGATCCAGTTGTTCCTGAGGTTGAAGATACACCACTAGTACCTGCAATTCCATCTTTACCGCTTGTACCATTTGTACCAGTTGAACCTGAAGTTCCTGAAACTCCCGAAGTTCTTGAAGCTCCGTTTGCACCCACAGTACCATTTGTACCAGTTGAACCTGAAGTACCTGAAGTAGCTGATTGGTTAGATTGGCCTGCTACTCCAGCTGAACCTGTTGTACCAGTAGTACCTGAAGTACCAGAAGTTCCACTCGTTCCTGAACCTGGGTCTTCACCATTTCCAGTTATACCTGATGAACCCTGAGTTCCTGAAGTACCACTTGTACCACTTGTACCTGAAGTAGATGATAAATTACTTTGTCCTGCTGCACCTTGAGAACCAGTAGTTCCTGAAGATCCACTTGTACCTGAGGTAGCACTTAGATTAGATTGACCAGCTGTTCCAGCTGCTCCAGTAGTACCAGATGAACCTGTTGTACCTGAGGTAGCACTTTCAGCTGATTTTCCAGTTGTACCTGCATTTCCTGAGGTGCCTGAAGTACCTGTTGAACCTGAGGTACCACTTAAAGCAGAAGCGCCTACTGTCCCATTTGCTCCTGATGTACCTGAAGTTCCTGTAGAACCTGAAGTACCAGATTTACCACTTGTACGAGAAGCACCATCGGCTCCAACTGTACCAGTTGTACCAGATGAACCTGAAGTTCCTGATGTTGCACTATCATTTGATTGACCAGCATCTCCTGCTGAACCCGTTGTTCCTGAAGTACCACTTGTACCTGAAGTTCTACTATCACCTGAAAGTCCAGCAGCTCCATTTGAACCTGCTGTACCTGAAGTACCACTAGTTCCACTTACAGCTGAGGTTCTATTAGCTCCATCTGCTCCGTTTGTACCTGAGGTACCAGTTGAACCTGATGTGCCAGCTTTACCACTAGTTCCGTTAGCTCCATCTTTTCCTGAGGTACCAGTTGAACCTTGAGTACCACTTGTAGCACTTTCACCTGAAGTACCTGCTACTCCATCTTTTCCTGAAGTACCAGCTGAACCTGTAGTTCCTGAAGTACTAGATACTCCTGAGGTACCTGCTACTCCATCTTTTCCTGAAGTACCTGCTGTACCTGTAGAACCTGAAGTGCCACTTTGTGCAGAGGCTCCTACAGTACCATTTTCTCCGCTAGTACCACTTGTACCAGTTGAACCTGAAGTTCCGCTAATACCTGAAGTGCGTGAAGCACCATCAGCACCTACAGTACCTGTAGTACCTGATGAACCTGAGGTTCCTGAAGTTGCACTTAAAGCTGAGTTACCAGCAGTACCTGCATTTCCTGAGGTACCTGAAGAACCAGTTGTACCTGAAGTAGCACTTAATGCAGATAAACCTGCAGTTCCGTTTTCACCTGAGGTACCTGCAGTACCAGTTGAACCACTAGTTCCACTAACGCCTGAAGTTCTTGAAGCTCCATTAGCTCCATTTGTACCTGAAGTACCAGTTGAACCTGAAGTACCTGAAACTCCGGAAGTGCCTGAAATTCCATCAGCACCTACAGTACCATTTGAACCTGTAGTTCCTGAAGTGCCTGATACTCCTGAAGTACCTGCAACTCCGTTTTGTCCTGAACTACCGTTAGATCCTGTAGTACCTGATGTTGAAGATACACCACTGGTACCTGCGGCACCATCGGCACCTGATGAGCCATTAGATCCTGTAGTACCGCTTGTAGCACTTAAACCTGAAGTACCATCAATTCCAGCATTTCCTTTAGTACCACTTGAACCAGTTGTTCCTGAAGTTCCTGAAACTCCTGAAACTTTTGAATCTCCTGCTGAACCCTGAGTACCTGAAGTACCAGTTGAACCTGAAGTACCTGAGGTAGCACTATTATTTGATTGTCCTGCTACTCCTGTAGAACCTGTAGTTCCTGATGAACCTGAAGTTCCTGAAGTAGAGCTTAAATTACTTTCTCCGGCAACCCCAGCTGAACCTGTTGTTCCTGAAGAACCACTTGTTCCTGAAGTAGCACTTAAATTACTTTCACCCGCAGCTCCTACAGTACCTGTAGAACCACTAGTACCTGAAGTACCAGAAGTTTGTGAAGCTCCATCAGCACCTACTGTACCTGATGAACCTGTTGAACCTGAAGTTCCTGAAACACCTGAAGTACGAGATGCTCCATCAGCTCCTACAGTACCTGAAGTACCAGTTGAACCTGAAGTACCGCTAGTACCTGAAGTCGCACTATCATTTGATTGACCTGCTACTCCTGCAGAACCCGTTGTTCCTGATGAACCTGAAGTTCCTGAAGTAGAAGATAAGTTACTTTCGCCTGCAATTCCGGCTGAACCTGTAGTACCACTTGAACCACTAGTTCCTGAAGTTGCACTTAAATTTGATTCACCTGCATCTCCTGCAGAGCCCGTTGTTCCTGAAGTACCAGATGTACCTGAAGTTTGTGAAGAACCATCAGCTCCTACTGAACCTGAAGTACCAGTTGAACCTGAAGTTCCTGAAACACCTGAAGTTCTTGAAGTACCATCGGCACCTACAGTACCTGATGAACCTGTAGAACCACTAGTACCTGAGGTACCAGAAGTTACTGATAAACCTGATTCACCTGCAATTCCTGTAGAACCTGAAGTACCAGTTGAACCTGAAGTACCGCTAGTACCTGAATCTGCACTAGTACCTGAAGTACCAGATTCACCACTTGTACCAGCTCCTGCTCCAGTACCACTTGAACCTTGTGTACCTGAAGTACCTGCGGTTCCTGATGTATTGCTTAATCCACTTTCACCTGCTACCCCAGCTGAACCTGTAGTTCCTGAAGTACCACTAGTACCTGAAGTGAATGATAAATTACTTTCACCTGCAACCCCTGCTGAACCGGTTGTTCCTGATGAACCTGAAGTTCCTGAAGTTGCACTTAAATTTGAAGCACCTGCGTCTCCGGCTGAACCTGAAGTACCAGATGAACCTGAAGTTCCTGAGGTTGCGCTTAATGCTGAGGCACCTACAGTACCATTTTCACCACTTGTACCTGCTGAACCTGTAGAACCACTAGTTCCACTAACTCCACTTGTGCGTGAAGCACCATCGGCTCCTGTAGTACCTGAAGTACCAGTTGAACCTGAAGTTCCGCTAACACCACTTGTGAAAGATTCACCATCAGCTCCAGCTGAGCCTGAAGTGCCAGTTGAACCTGAAGTACCAGAAGTACCAGAAGTTTGTGAAGCTCCATCGGCACCTACAGTACCTGATGAACCTGTAGAACCACTAGTACCTGAAGTACCAGAAGTTGCACTATTGTTTGATTGTCCTGCTACTCCAGCTGAACCTGTTGTTCCTGAAGAACCACTTGTTCCTGAAGTAAATGACAAATTACTTTCTCCGGCTACACCCGCACTACCTGTAGTACCTGATGAACCTGATGTTCCTGAAGTTGATGATAAGTTAGATTCACCGGCAGCTCCTGCTGAACCAGTTGAACCTGAAGTACCGCTAGTACCTGAGGTTTGTGAAGAACCATCAGCTCCTACTGAACCTGAAGTACCTGTAGAACCTGAGGTTCCACTAACTCCACTTGTACGTGAAGCACCATCAGCACCTACAGTACCTGATGAACCTGTAGAACCACTAGTACCTGAAGTTGCACTTAAATTGCTTTCACCCGCAGCTCCTACTGAACCTGTAGTACCTGAAGTACCACTAGTACCTGAAGTTGCGCTATTATTTGATTCACCAGCTGAACCTGTAGTACCTGTAGTACCTGAAGTTCCACTAGTTCCTGAAGTTCTTGATAAACCATCAGCTCCTACAGTACCACTAGTACCTGTAGAACCTGAAGTACCACTAACACCTGAGGTATCACTAGCTCCATTTGAACCTGCTGTACCTGAAGTTCCTGTTGAACCCGAGGTGCCTGAAACACCACTTGTGCGTGAAGCTCCATCAGCTCCTACGGTACCTGAAGTACCAGTAGAACCACTAGTACCTGAGGTAGAACTTAAATTACTTTCTCCTGCGATTCCGGCAGAACCTGTAGTACCACTAGTACCACTAGTACCTGAAGTAGAAGATAAGTTACTTTCACCTGCATCTCCTGCGGAACCTGTAGTACCTGAAGTACCACTTGTGCCTGAGGTTGATGATAAATTTGATTCACCTGCAGCTCCTGCTGAACCAGTTGAACCTGAAGTACCACTAGTACCTGAGGTTTGTGAAGAACCATCTGCTCCTACACTACCACTTGTACCAGTAGAACCACTAGTACCTGAAACCCCACTTGTACGTGAAGCTCCGTCAGCTCCTACAGTACCACTTGTACCTGTAGATCCTGAGGTACCACTTGTACCTGAGGTAGCTGATAAATTTGATTCACCTGCATCTCCAGCACTACCTGTAGTACCTGAAGATCCAGATGTTCCTGATGTATTACTTAAAGCAGATTGACCTGCTGTTCCATTTTCACCTGTTGTACCTGCTGAACCAGTTGAACCTGAAGTTCCTGATTGACCTGAAGTTCTTGAAGCTCCTGTGGCACCTACTGTACCTGAAGTACCTGTTGAACCTGAGGTTCCAGATTCGCCTGATGTAAAACTAGCACCATTAGTACCAGCTGTACCACTTGAACCTGTAGTACCTGAAGTTCCGGATTCGCCACTAGTGCGTGAAGCTCCTGTGGCACCTACTGTACCTGAAGTACCAGTTGAACCTGAAGATCCTGAAATGCCACTAGTTCTATTTAAACCATCAGCACCTGTAGTACCTGAGGTACCAGTTGAACCTGATGAACCTGAGGTACCTGAAGTATTTGAAGTACCATCAGCTCCAGCATCTCCATTAGAACCTGTAGTACCTGAAGTACCTGAAACCCCACTTGTACGTGAAGCTCCGTCAGCACCTACTGTACCTGATGAACCTGAACTACCTGAAGATCCTGAAACACCTGAAGTTCCATTTTCTCCTGATGAACCTGCTGAACCTGTTGAACCTGATGAGCCGCTAAAACCACTAAAACCGTCATCACCCGCTGAACCTATTGAACCTGAAGTTCCGCTAGTTCCTGAAGAACCGGATTCACCTGAAGTACCAGCTTCACCAGAACTACCTGATGAACCTGAAGAACCTGATGAGCCTGAGCTGCTAGCTACAGCAGAAGCACCTGATGAACCTCCTGTACCACTTGAACCCGAGGCACCACCACTAGTACCAGATGTACCTTGTGTTCCTGAAAGACCACTACTACCTGAAGTACCGTTTGAACCTGAATCTCCAGAAGATCCATTAGCTCCTGAACTACCTGATAAACCTGAGGAACCTTGTGAACCACTTGAACCTGAAGAACCTGCACTTCCTGAAGAACTAGAAAAACCTGAAGTACCAGATGTCCCTGAGCTTCCAGAAGTACCAGAACTGCCGGCACTTCCTGAAGAACCTGAAGAACCTGATTGTCCAGATTCTCCACTTATTCCATCTGCTCCTTGGAATGATGTAATTGATACTTGGTCTAAAAATCTTACGTTGGCCATTTATACGTGTGGTTTGATATAAATATAAAATTAAGAAATAATATTCGTTCTTTTGGTTGCTTCTCTTTCAGAAACTTCCGGAGTAACAATTCTACCGTCTTCAACATTACCATTAAAGAAGGCATCATCAGTTACTACTTCCATAGAGAAAACAATTTTACTTTTTTCATTAAATTTATTAAAACTATCTAATGATTTTTGAACGATATCAGGTATAATATAGCCATTTAATTTTATATTAAAAGTTGTTCTAACATTTCTTTCTTCACCCTGAGTTGATTCAACAATGTTAGCAAAGTTATCAATCATTGCTCTAAATTTAAATCGTTCAGGATCACCCCAATATGAATCTGAGGCATAGTTGATTGCTTCAATAATTTTGTTCATCTGCTCAACGTAATATGTGGCTATAGTGCAACTATATGTGATAGTAACGTAGTCAGGGTAAACTACGGCCACAAATTCCTTTTCAGGAATTCTGTTGTTTAATACAGTAAAATTATCGTATGCATTTCTTTTAGAATATCCTTTTTGAAAGATACCAAAGTTTTGAGGGTTATTAGCATCCATTTTGTTGCCAATTCCTCTATTTTTTTCTAACGAGTCACGCTTAAACATGATAATAGGCATCATAATAGCACCTTTTTTATCACGTACAAATCCGTCTTTTTGAACTTGTTTCCATCTTTCAGCAGAACCATACATAATAGGAACTTCAACACGTTGACCATTTTGTATTACTGAAGGACGAATTATATTTTGAAAATAATATAAAATGGACTCATCAATATCTTTAATACCAACTGTAAAAGGTTTTGTAGTATCTCCTCTCCAAGATAATTTAGTACCACGATTAATACCTGTGGATAAATTAGGATTGCCCATAGTTTTATCATAGGGCTGAACAAATTCATTTGAAATTTGTCTTTGAGATTTAGGGGTTGGTTTGTTTTGTCTTTGAGCCATTACATTCTTTCTTTAGTAATTCCTACTTTATCAGCAGGAATATAGTGAGTAAGACATAGTATAGATACATTATATCCAAAATTAGCTAAATCCGTTTCTAGTGGATTATTGCCATTATCATCATTAAAAGGATAATCAGGATCTTTACCTACAAATAGTTGAGACATATCTGTATTATCAATTTGGAAATAATTTTCCATCCACATTATAATATCACCTACTTCTAATACTAGATTTGCTTGAGTTAAATCATCAATTAAAAATCTAAAAGTAGGGGTCCATTTTAAATCTGGGCCTATTTCTTGTATTGGAAAATCTTGATTTGATCTGTCAATTAAACAATACAATAACACTGGGGCTTGGTAAACCTTAGATGTTGAAGATTCACCATAAATATTTACTTTACTTTCTTCAAGGTTGTATTTGTACACGACACATTGTTGAGAAATGATATCGTGCATCAATTCCCTATTCATATGTCTAAATAGACTTATATCTCTTGAACCACCGTATAAAGCCATCTTATCCTACGTAAATTGTAAATGGTACCTGATTTAATTCCTTTGCTCTAAAATCTGTTTCCATAGAACGAGACTCTAATAATGATTTACGAGAAGTTTCGTCAAAATAGGCTCTTAATCTTTCAATTAAAGCATTTTTTTCAGATGTTGCAGCTGAAATTAAATCACTTTGGTTTAAAGTTACCTCAGCACCGGGAATAGGTACATTAGAGTATTTACCTCTCACATATCCTAACATTTCTTTAGCTAAAGCTAATGTGTATTCAAAAATCCAACTTCTTCCCACTGAATTAATTTGGCTATAATTAGGATTAGTATAAGGAACATTACTTACATTACTAATAGCTCCATCACTAGATCCAATAGCAGCATCTGCTCTTTCTTCTTTAATAAGATATTGAATTTTTAATTGTAAATCATTGTGATCCGGGATAGGGAATACTTTAAGTTGATTATTGTGAATTTCAAATGAATAATTAGATTTTCTAATTTGGTCATTAAATTCAATCGCTTGCATCTTTTGAATATCAAAGTTGATAGGCATCATCATAAAGTTGATACCAGGAGAATAATTACCAAATCCAAAAGATTCTAATAAACCTGCTAAGTCAGTACCGGTACCCGCATAAGGATCAAAATATCTTACAATCGCAGGGGGTGCTTCATAAAACACTCTTTTAATTTCAATACTACCTGTAATACCTTCATCGGTGGCCCAAGCATCTAAATCATAATCTTGTTGGCTAGCGGATAAAGGAATTAAACCGTCATACCAGTTTACATTACCACCTGAACCTGCTTCAACTCCATATTGTTCAGAAAGGGCAATAATACGAGCCATTGTGGGAGTAATTACTTTTGTATTTAAATCTTGAGCAGATCCTGTTTGAATTCCTTCTAATGAAAGATAATTTTCTCTAATTTTATAGGCATAAAGTTCATTCCCGTATGTTGTTATAGCTTCTTCGAACGCTGTAAAGAATGATCCTGATTGTAGTTCAATGTCTACAATAGGATATCCTAAGCGACTTGCACAGAATTTAGCAACTTTTACAGCATCTGCTTGGAATTCTGCATCTGAACTGTAGAAACCAAATGGAACTGCTGCTGAGTTCCAAACAGGGGCGCCATCGTATATAGGAATATTAGCCATGAAATTTCATTTTGGTTATAAATATTAAAAAAGAGGGCTCCAATTAATGGAACCCTCAAAATAAACATGTATTTTTATTAATTTCTAGATCTACCTGAGGTACCTGATGAACCTGTTATAATTCCTCTTTCGGTAGCTTCTTCATAAATCTCTAGAAGATCGTCTACAATAGGATCTCTATGATTTTCTTTAAGAGTAATACCTACCATATTTTTTACTCGTTTAGCAGCAGTATACAAAAATCTAAACCCTGATTCGCGTTTTGATTTTAAGTCTACCTGGTAGTCATCTCCACAAATAATCATTTTGGAGCGTAAACCGATACGAGTAGCAATCATTTCCATTTGCTCGTGAGTAACGTTTTGTGCTTCGTCAACAATAATACATGAATCTAAGAATGTTCTACCTCGCATAAATGCTAAAGGTACAATTTCAATTTTACCATCATTAATTAATGCTTCTACTTTTTCTTTATCGTATAAAGCATACATGTTTTGGTAAATTGGTTGAATCCAAGGATCCATTTTTTCTCTTAAATCACCAGGTAAAAAACCTATTTCTTCTTTTGAAACTGTTGGTCGAGTAATGATAATTTTTTCAAAATGTCTTCTCAATAAACCATCTAATGCAATCTGACAAGCAAGTAATGTTTTACCTGAACCTGCTCTACCAGCTAAAATTGTTAAAGTATTTTTTAATATTTCGTCTTTAGCGTTTTTCTGTTCTTCGTTTAAAGGAATTTTAAATTTAATAGGGTTTTTCACTATTCTTTTTTCTCTAAATACCTCATCGGTATGATGATTTGATGCCATTGTCTTGATAGTTGATTTTTACTAGTTTATCGAGACCTGCATTAACATGCATAGTATCATCTAACACAAGTTCGAAGTTAAATCTGTCGTCCAGAGGTAGAACTAAATCTACTTGGGAACCCCATCGTATCAAGCTAAATCTTTCGTTTTGGGCGCAAAGATCCCCTTGATGTTTGAAGGGGGCAATTACGTTTACGTCCTCATCGGCAATTTGAATTAAGTAGTATGTGTAATCTAGAGAAGGAACATACACTTTGTTAAACATTCGTTCATTGTACTTTAAGTACTCCATGTTGTTAGGATTGATTACCTTATTTAAGATGTCCTTCTCAACCGCTAACATGGGTTTATTTGTCGATTCAATAGGTTCTAAGTGTTCGTATGTGAGTACGCCACCATAGGGAATCCTGTTGATATGGACGTCATAAAACGACATAAAAATGCCAATTACTAGCGATGGTTGGTTATACTCATCATCACCCATAACATCTTGTAAGGTATAATTTATCCCTTTAATTTCCACAACCGCTTCAGTAGGTTGTACAACTTTTTGATATATAATCGTTCCGTCAGCTGGGCTATAGAAGTGTTCCCAATCAATATAATTTGGACGGAGTGGATCTCTAAAAAAGAAAGTGTTGCTGAGATCACCAACGGGGAGTTTTTGTAATTCTTTTACTTCACCGCCTAACCATTCTTTTAATGTCTGTGCCATTATAATA